GTTTGAATAATTTTTAGTTTTGGATTCTTTGCTATCATCCACGCTGGCAAAAAGTAAGAGGCGAACTCGGACTTCGTATGTCTTGGTGGCATGTTAATAATTAATCTATCTACCTTGTCATCAGCCAAAGCGTTGAACATCTCAGCCATGTCTTTGTGGTGGCGGCCTTCAATAAAATCTGGCCACATGTATTTCACAAATTTCAAAAAGTCAGACTCAAGATCTTTTCTAAAGTTATCTAAGATGACATTCTTTTTGGCCCTGATGTATTGCTGCTCCTCGACCAAAGGCAAATTAAAATTTTCTGTAGAATTTTTTTCGTCGTTTTTCATATTGTAATTGTTTTCATCCTTACCATGATTAAGAGAATTATGCTATATAGGGTACATGTTGGGACCCCTACCCCTATAGAGGGGGGTGGGGGGTCTTAATTAGAATCGTATTTCGAAACCCTCTAGGATCCCTTACTAGGGTGGGCCCGCCCACACACAAGCCCCCAGTAAAACCCGTTTTGGTCGGTGTTGCATATTTACAATATTGACAGTGGCTTTTGTGCCACGGTCCCCGGTCCAGGGAAAATGGACCTTGACACATTTTTTTAAATTGTGGTAAAGTCCTGGATAACAATGGAGGAAAAAACAATGAAAGAAAAAATGAAAAATGCAATTAATGTTCTAGAGGATTTAGAATTTGATAAAGAATTTAGGATGTTAATTGACAATCATATAGAGTTTGAAAAACTTGATAACAATATGGTGATGATAGTTGAAACTCTAAAAAAAGTAATGCAACATAAATACGGAGTTTCTTCTATTTATGAAAGTGGAGGAAACAATGATTGAAATATTTTTAGAAGCACCGATCGAACTACAGCTTATGATACTTGGAGGAATAGGAGCATTTATAGTTGTAGCATATAACGGGATCCGGGGAACGGATGAAGCGATTAAGTTTAATAATCGTTTTAACCAGGATGAGAAATGGAGGAAAAAATAATGGGTGTTGGTTATTTAATCGCGCTATCGTTATTTACGGTGGGCGTTGTTATTATAGCATTTTGTATATTGCTTAATAATATTTAAAGTTTCGGCTCCTGGGTCATGAGCCTTGATAATAACTGACCCCTTGAGCCCTGGTTACAAGGCATCATGTACAGATGTTATGGACTCGGCATTCCGTTCTTGTAACCTGGGGTCAAGAAGGCTGGCACATTAATAAGTCGCCTATGTAACAAACGAAAGGGTCGGCTTGACCGTTTTTTCCACCTAGGGCCTCGGCGCGTTAGCGCCGAGGCCATTTAAATATTTAATTATTTCATTAACTTGCAAGCCCTCCACAATCGGTTTAGTTTTCAAACCATGTTTAACCAGGTCCATGATCTGTCGGCTTTCATATAAAAAAAAATGGGTGGGCCCGCCCGCGCGCAAGCCCCCCACGTGTTGCATTTTTGTAACAGTTGCATTTTTATCACGGTTCCTGGACCGGGCAACGAGGATCAAGGCGCCGGGACCGTGGCGCAGGTGCCAGGCTACCTGGTGCGGGGAAAATCGAACTTTGTTAGCTTTTGTTAATTTCAATTCTAATGTGAAAAATGTTTTATTTTGGTTATATCCGAGAAGGTCCGGAACACCTGGAACGGCCCAGTTTTCAATGCGATCGAACAACATGCCGGCGCTAGATTTTTTTAAAAGTTTCCATAAATCGCGCTCGGTTTTAATCATAATTTTAAGGCTAACTTACCAACAAATAAAAATAAAAAAAGAGCTTGCAAGGTTGAGCATTATCCCTTAAAGTCCCAATCATAAAGATATAAAAAACAATAGGAGGAAATATGTATCTTATAATTAAAAAAGATGATTTCGGTTCTGCTGGTGTAAATTACAGCGTCGCAAGTCATGACAAAGACAGGGCCAACGCTATAGGAAAAATGTTAGCGTTGGAAACTCTAAACGACAATAAAAAGCAAGTATCCTACGCTTTATGGTCGGCCGCTCACGGTGATTTAAACACTAATACACCGACAAAACACACGGCAAAAGAATATAGAAAAATGATGCAAGAGCAGGAAGGAGGCCAGGCCCATGAGTAAAAATAAATATATGACTAAATACCAGCTGGAGCACTTAAAATTGAGGGTTGCAGCTGAAATAGATCCTATCATTAATGAAGCCAAACTGATGAGAAAATCGGTTGTTGCTGAACTAACAGCCAGCGCCGAGGGTAAGTTAGCCAAAAAGATAAAAGCGGATGTAGTTATAAAGGACCTAGAGAAGGCCTTTAAAAATTTAGAAACCGCTCAACGTAAGGCCAAAACTTTTTTCACTAAAGGCGTAAGCGCTGAAATGAAAAAAGACGTAAGTTATAAATTTGAAACTTACGAGAAGGACCGATACGGGACCGGCTTGAAGCCCGAGGACTGTCGAGAACAGTTAAGAAGCTGGGCCGAGACGTTGGCTATAAAAGAGGCTGAAAAAACGCCCGAGGGTAAGAAGGTTAAACAGCTGGAATTATACAAAGCCAGCGCAATAAACCAGGTATTTGAAACCGGTTTACCGTCGGAACTACCAAAAACACTAGAGGCTATATTTAAGCCGTTGGGTATCATTTGGAATAAGAAGGAAGCACTACAAATAGAAAACAAATAAAAGGGGGCGGGGGTGAAAGCCCCCGCAATAAATTATGAGTGATTTAGATTATGAAAGAGAATTTGAAAAAAATTATGAGAAATTAAACGACTGGTTGGATAAATGCCCGTTTGAGTGGCAGGAAGTGGGCCACCCGTCCAGCGGTATGACGACAATTAATATAACGGTGATGAAAGATGATTAAAGATAAAACATTTTACATTACATATTACGCCACAAAACACAGAAAATTCATTACGCGCAAGGGTAAATGGGACAATAAAAGCAGGACCTTTAAAACCAAACTCAATAAACCGGCCATTTGTTATTACGATTTAGACCAGGACAACTACAGAACAGCGGTCGGAAACTTTAGAATTAATTATGTATAAATCAAAAAGACTTTTAAACATAGACAACAACGCCAAAACAATTAAGGGCCAAAAGCTAAAAGTTAAAACGGCTATTTTATACCTGGCGCCAGCCAATGAGAGCGGCTTTAATATGTGCCCAATGGCAAGCGCTGGATGTAAGGCCGCGTGTTTATTCACAGCAGGCCGGGGCAAGTTTAACAACGTAAGGCAAGGCCGAATTAATAAAACAATTTATTTTATGAAGGACCGCGCCAACTTTTTAAAACAATTAATAAAAGAAATTAGGCTACACGCCGACAAGTGCAAGCGCGAGGGCTACACGCCGGCCGTAAGATTAAACGGAACTAGCGACGTATCATGGGAGCGGTTTAAAATTTTTGATATGTTTCCGGATGTTCAATTTTACGACTACACTAAAATTTATAAGCGGGCGTTAATGTGGGTTAAGGGCTGGCTTCCTAAAAATTATCATATTACTTACAGCTTAAACGAGGACAATAAAAAATTAGCTTTTGATATTCTTAAGAAGGGCGGAAACATAAGCGCCGTATTTAGAAATAAGAAGCTACCAAAAAAATTTAAAGGTTTTAAGGTCATTGACGCCGATAAGTCCGACGTACGTTTTAAAGATCCAAAAAATATAATTGCGGGTCTTTATGCTAAAGGTAAGGCCGTTAATGATCAAACAGGTTTTGTATTAGATGTTTAATATATGAAGCATAGAGTTAATACAGAAGGGCGATACAGTAAACCCGCGTTGCTAAAGAACTGGAACGAGCAGGCGCAAGCGCAAGCGCCTGTTCAGATAAAATAACAGAAGGGAAAAATAGATATGAAAAAATATAAATTTAGATCTTCAAGAATTTGTTATGAAGATATGGAAGCAGTTATAGAAGCAGATAGTTATGAGGAGGCTTTAGAAATTGCAGAAGATGACTGGTGGGCAGAAAACCATTGGAAATCTATTGGAATTGGAGATTGTGAAAAAATAGAGTGTAGTAATATTAATTGTGAAGACGAGGAAGGAGAGGACGTTTAATGGAAACTTTAATAACTATATTTCTAGTCGCAATACCATTTTGGACGCTTGTTATATTGTGTTTAATTGGCTGGGCTATGAATATATTTAGTAAAAAATAATTAAACTATTCTAATGATCTTACCCATTTTTAATCTAGGTTTAGCACATCGGAGCACAAGCCGATGAGTTTCCGAGCTACCAAGCACTCTATTTTCAAGCAGGGTCATAGTGGTTAAATCGTACATTTCACCGTTGGGAAGCTCTATTTGTACTCTAGCGTCCAAGCACACTGGCGATTGCATAAATTTATCTATGGCTTTCTTTAACTGTCTACCGTCTACCATGCTTGCAATATATCCTATATTTTATATATTGCAACATTATGGGAGTACCTAAAAGATTAACAGACATGCAAAAGAGGTTCGTAGAATTATTGGTATACGGCAACCCGAAAACCGGCGAGCCACTTAACCAAACAGAAGCGGCCAAGCTGGCAGGATATGCGCCAGACTCCGCACGCGTTGAAGGTTCTCAATTATGTAATCCAAAGTTGTCGCCATTGGTGGTAGCCTACAAAAGACAACTAGAGCACGAGCGATTACAGAAACATGAAGTGACCCACATTGGACACGTATCAAGGCTCAATGCCCTAGGTAGAAAAGCCGAGCAAAAAGGCAACTATCAATCAGCGATAAGAGCAGAGGAGTTAAGGGGACGAGCAGGCGGAATGTATGTTAATCAAACTATAACTAAAACTATTTCAGCAGACATAGAAGAAGATAAGAAAACAATTGAGAGAATAGAAGGCTTTCAAAAGAACCTTAAGCAGATCAATAGCAATCACCCTGCAATGAAAGATAAAAAAGATTAATTTAATATTCTTTCCATTTTTACAATTATAGATCTAGGAAAACAATTACGATCTGAAAATACTGCTTGCTCTGAATCGTAGCTTGCAAATGTCCAAACGTGTTTTCTATCTTTGTCAAAGATATAGGCTTGAGATACCATCACCGCAGGTTTTAAATCTTTCATTTCAGATGCATCAGCATGCCCTGAATCCCCGCACGGATCGATCCATACGATTTTATAAAAATAGTATTTCTTCTTACCGATTACAGCATGTTTATATCTTTTCTTCCGACGTCTAGGCATAAGGAGGTTATACTATTTAAAACGTAAATCTGAAAATTAAAAAAGGAAATCCATGCGCGCGACCTCTGTGAGAGATTTGTACCCTGCAAAAAATGGTGTAAAATATAGCTTTTTATGCAATTTGTACCCTAAAACAGAAATAAAAAGTCAATAAAATAGCCACTTTTTGAATTTGTACCTTTTTCATGTTTTGACCTAGGGTACAAAAATGAGCGAATAAGTGTTGGTATTACTATCTTTTTTAATTTGTACCCTGTAGAGAGGTAAAAAACAAAATTTTTTTTAAAAACTGTTTTACTTTGAAAAAGTACTATACCAGGGTACAAAGTGTTGTAATTATGCAACATGTTGCAATTATGCAACAGTGTCATAGTACTTGTCTAGCCTTCTTAAAAACTCATGTTGAAATGTGACAAATTCTTGTCCTTCGGAGGTAAACTTTTGAAAAAAGCCATCTTTCGAACACATTAGAATAACACCTTGATTAATTTTAGTGCCGTACACATAGTTGTGAGCCATGGCATAGGCCCCTAATTGTAGAAAATAATCGCCGATCCACTCTCTTCGCTTGGGTTTATTGGTCTGTTTAAAGTCAACAATACTTTCCTTTCCTGCATATACTCCAGCCACATCCGTGGCCCCTGCATAGAGGTCAGGGTAGTATACTGTCACCTCAAGACCCCATAACTCCTCAAGATCCCCGAGCCCTGTTTCAATAACCTTTCGGGCCATGTTCCCTGCTTCCTTACCCAAGGATGTCATGTCTAGATGGCCTGAGCCGTCCAGATAGGCCTCTAGATACTTATGCATAGCTGTACCCCTAGTCGCCGCCAAATCCTTAACTCTGTCCGCCTGGTGAGCTCCTAGACGTGCTCTCCACTCGGCTAGCTTCTTCTTCTTTTCTTCACTCTGAGTTTGACCCAAAATGGTCGTCACTGAAGGTAGTTTAAAATCACCTATCGTATACTGCCGATGTCCACGGACCAGGGCACGGGAAGAAGACGGGTAATCGAACTTCTTATTCCATTTCATTTTAATAGGTTCCTTATTTCTGTATTAAATTTAGTTTCTTCGGAGGTAATTTGCTGGTGTAATTTAGATTCAATTAATTCATATTCTCTATTCTTAGTATGAAACTTAACCCACGCATCTCTAAAATTTTTAAAATCTTCTTTAAACTCCCAACCCGTCTTACCACGGTAAATCATTTTACATGTTTTAAAATTACCGTATTCAGGGTAAAGTTTTGCAAACAGTTCTTCTTCAGACATTTTTATAGCGTGTAAAAATTTTAGGTAGATCGTTTTAAATTCTTTCCCATCTTTATGGTGAGCATCCATCGTAGGATGAAAGGCTGCATTATAGCCTTGATCTTTTTTCCACTTTAATTTTTCATCTGATATTGCTCTACGTAAAGCATCCATCACGGCTCTTTTTGGTGGAGCGCTTTCATGAACCCTGCCATCACCACCAAAACAAATACATCTTGCAACAGAAAAATCATACATACGTCCAGTAGCTTCGTAAAATTCAAACCTAGGTTCATAATAAATAGGACCTAATCTTATGGCCACATTTACAATGTCCGGTTCTTTTTGTTTCCATGTTCCCTGGACCATGTGCTCTGCTTCTTTCAACGGAGTGTAATAATAATTACGCATGATTTCTTTCATGTGTCCAACTTCTTCTTCATTCAAAGCATAGTTAACACCCCACTCACGTTTCTTTTGTTTTATAAAAGCATCACACCCTTTTTTAGTATCGGGTTCTCTACCAAAGATACTATATTTTTGTCGCTTCTTAGTCATATCATTATCGTAAGTATAACCGTAGCAATACAGACAGCTGTGATGAGTCCAATATCATCGTAATGTTTCATCAACAGTTTTCTTTCGATACATCGGTGTCACCTTTTACTAACCAAACGTAAGACCATTCCGTCGAACCAGGTGTACACTTCTTACCGACCTTTACTGAGTAAGAACAACCTACCAGTAATAAAGCCGTACATAATATTAAGAATGTTTTCATTTTTTTATATCCTCTTTCTTTTGTAGATTAGCAAAAGGCACTGAATCATGGACATTTCCTGACACAGATATTCTCGTGCAATCTGATTTAAACGGGCTAACGTAGTGCTTCAACCATGCTGGAAAGATATACATATCACCTACTTCAGGAAACTGTGATTGGTAAGTTATAGCTTCTCTTGTTCCTTCACCGTAAGTAAACTGTATGCTACCAGGTCCACCGGATCGACCGCTATACGCTTTGTTTTCTGCTTTTAATTCATCAGGTATTTGACAATAAATAACGAAGGATAGTTTGCCGTCATGATCGTGCGGTGGGTTATAATCAAATTGTTTTTGATAGTTTATCCATAACGCCGAGATAACATACTCCGGTTTAAACTTAGGTTTTTTATTCATAAAAGATTCGTGGGCCTTATCATAGACACCAATGTAATTGGCTAACCAAGGTACTAATACCCCTTTATCTCTAAACCCTACTTCTCTATGTAGTTGTCCTGCTAACTTAGAAGTAAAATCCTCTTTGCTAGCTTCTCCTTCACTTAACAATAGCTTGATAAATTCATCAGCTACTTTCAATCTTACAAGACATGGGCCCCAGTTATAGGTCATGACTTGTATCTTTTCTCGTTTATCTTTCTTCATGCTTCCTCCTTTGTATAATGATTAACGATTTGTTTCAACTTAGATCTTTTAGTTATAGCATACGGTAAAAACATTTTTGCAACCTTATAAGCTTGTCGGTGGCTGCATCTCCATTTCCACTGCAGCATGTGCCCACCCTTACGTGGCTTACGTAAGACGGTGCCTATCTTTAATGTTTTAAGAATGTGAGCAACGGTAGGTTTATCTGTCATCGCAACTTCCATAGATATCCTCCAACAATTATATTTTTTCTTCTTACTTCTTTTATATTCCCAATACTTTTTATACATGACAGTGCCTTCACCATCAAACAACCCTGCTAAATAACTTATTTCTTCTTCCATAAATCCATGAACCAATCAATAACAGCACAAATAAATATGCCAAGTAATACGATTGCACAAAACAAACCAAAGACAACATAGAATAAAAGACCCAAAATGAACTCTATTATTTTACGTATCATTTCTTTTTATGTCTCCCCATGTACCAGTCGCCCGGTTCATAGTCCCATCGTTTACCGTGATGGCCGCGTATATCCGCGTACCACATTCTAAGTCTGACAATAAATTTTTTAATCAACATTGCTGTACCCTGTTCCCCGGTCCCTGTTGCTCCATCTCTTTCTCCATGCCCAGGCACTAAGACCAGAGCTTTTATGTTCGATAACCTTGTACACGGTATCAATAATCTTTCTCCATGCTTCTTTCACATCGTCTATCGCATCAGGTATTGTCTTCATCTTCTC